TTCGAATTTCCCTCATCTTACCTCACTATTTATCTAAATAAATTCCCATATATTTTGGGGCTTTTTGTGCATTTTAGAGCATAAAAAAACCTGCAAAAGCAGGTCATTAATGGTGGCATGAAATAAAAATTAGATGCTCATGTTAATTTGCTGTTCTTTAGCTGGGTGGGGAAGTACGGGGATGATTTCACCTGGTGTCATGATATGGCGTTCAACGGATTCCATCGTGACAAATGTGCAGCTACAGTTGATATTACGGCACTGATAGTAGCGTTCTTTAGTTTTTTCACTTAAGTAGCGGCTTGAGCGCGCATGTGCAGCATGGCGACAAACTGGACAATGCATCATAATAATCTCTCACAATCGATTTTTGACGTTTAAATTCTATCAGTAAAATCAAAAAATGCCATTCAAAACTCACAGTTGTGAGTTGCATTCATATTTGACAAGGCCATGCGGCAATTATGGTGATGTTTTACTATCGGTCTCTTCGTACTTAACATCCGATAACTTAATCTCGAGCGATAACTTTGTGGTAAAGCCATCATGCGTCAGGCTATGTTCGAGTTTAACAATGGTCCATTCTTGTTGGTCAATGATGCTTTTAAAGCCTCTCACTCTTAAAGGCATTTCAGGATAAAGCAGCGGATTTCCTCTAGCGAGATTGATAGTGAACTTAGCCACCAACCGTTGTTGTTGGTCCCATTCAGCCTGAGCAGCTTGCATAGCTTGCTCCTTAGCCGCATAAATAGTCGGTAATACAAGAACGTTATTTACGTCGCCAACAAGATATTCACTGCCTGCTGGTTGAATAGAATGATCCGCTGATACTTTAGCGTTTGGATGTGAAGGTGAACTTTTGGTACTAGGCTCGCTTTTCCGTTGTAGTTTAACTTTTTGTTTGGCTTGTTTAGCTGAGTCTGTATCCAACCAACGAGCTACTACACCGCTGTAGGCCAGCCGGTCGGTTATTGAGAACTGATGTTTATCACCGTCAGCCCGCTCTACAGTTGCGATAGGAATTGGTTGGCCGCTTGCTGTTAGATTGCTTCCCGGCTTGAGAAAAAGAAGCTCGCCGTTCTTAACTGAAACCTCAGCCCCATTACGCTTTGCTAAGCGAACTAAAAATTGGCTGTCGGATTCTTGTGACTGATCGATGTGCTGAACGGCAATGTTGGCAAAAACCTTAGCCAGATTCGCTTTGAGCTTGTTGCGTTTCGCGATGATCTCAATTACCGCACCAAGAGTGGTATCGTGATAGGACTCTTCTCGACTAGTATTCATGGTTCCACGGAAATCAGCACTTCTGGCTCTAATCGTCATGGTGTCCGGAGCACCAGTGTATTCGATTTCATCAACGGTAAATTGACCTTTACCAATCAGTGCGGAACCTTTCCAGCCAAGGAATAATTCGAGAACAGCGCCTCGGACAGGCAGTGCTAGAAATCCATCGCTGTCGTCGAGCGTTATATCTAGCTGATCTGCCTCGAAACCACGGTTATCCGTCATCATCATAGCAATTAGGCGAGGGCTAATGTTTTCCGTGATATTACGCCCGCTTAACGTGAGCATAAATGCGGGGGCCAAATCTGCACCGATGGCGACGGCATTATCGGTGATCATGCGAACAATCCCCCAGCCGTTTCTTGCCCCAGCTTGATTGCTTTATTAACCATATCTTTTGCCTGCTGCTGAAGATCGCCAAACATTGCACTCAGTGATTCATCTACTCGGATGAGATTCATCGTAAAGTTAATCTGACGAGCGCTGCCATTGGCAAAGAAAATGCTTTGTGTTTGATTAATACTTTTGACGGCATACATGCCATATATAGCACCGTCACCACCAATGAGCGGCCACGCCTTTCCTTGCTCAGCCATGGTTTTTAATGCCAACAGCGAGAGTGGGCCCCCAGTGATCTCTGGAACCAGTACGCCGTCTAATATAATGTTATCGTCGCCAACCCCCAGAAATTGGTAGGCGGCACGCTGGCCAATTCGGTTGTTAGATGACCAGTTGTAGTCGAGATTTTGTTTTAACGTTTGATAGGGCAATGTTTGGCGCTGAAACACAAATAGCCCAAGCGTAAGCATCATGGTTTGACTCCTCAACGTTCGTTACATGTGCGACAAGCTGTTTGCATAGCGTTGACGCTCATAGTTTTCGACCCAATCACTGAACATTTTCTTAGTAACTTCAGGCCCTTGTCCCGGAGGAACATGAATATCGATTTGGAAATTATGTTGGCTCTGATCTCGATAGCTAGAGTTTCCAGTCGCAAGAGGCGAGTAGTTTGCATTCAAGATTCCGCCTGTAGGGGAGATAGCTTGAACGTTCGCTTTTTGGCCGGAGTTTATGGCGTTGGTATCAATATCTGCCGATTCGCTCTTGATAATGCCAAGCTTTTGCAGAAGCCAATCGACTTTTTCACCGAGGAAATTAAAGGTATTCAATGGCCACGTTAAGGCTAGCGATAGAGCTTCGCCAAAGAGTATTCCTGCATTTTTGCAGTTGTTGATGGCTTCCTGAGAGGATTCTATTGGGGATATTAGATCTGTAAACCAACCCCACAGCTTTTGTAACCCTTCACTCGCTAAATCGAATTGCGCTTTCCAAGGCATAAACATTTCCGCGATTGGTGCGAACGCAGTTTGTAGCCCTTCAATAACGCCACTAAAGAAGGCGCCGAGCGGCTCCCAATATTGGCGAATGAGTAAGGCTCCGGCGACAATTGCTGCCGCAATAGCCACGATAGGCCATGTTAACGTGCCTAGAATGGCTAAAATAGCGCCTCCAGTGGCGGAGAATGTCGTCCATAGTAGCCCTGCACCTGCCACCACGAGATTAATTGCTCCTATCACTTGTGACGCGATGAGGCCAATTCCGCCGAGCAAGCCAATTAGCGCACCGCCAGCGCTCACGGTGGCGATGATTGCTTGACTCAATGCTTGATTGTTTTGTATCCACTGTTCGAGCTTACTGACATAGAGGCTTGCCGTTTGTACTAATTTTCTTAGCGAGCTTTCCTGCTGCTCAAACAGGTCAATGCCAATAGAGCCATAGGCCGCCTGAAAGGTTCGAATATCTCCACTGAGGTTGTTTTGTGAAGCAGCCGCGGCCGCATCCGTTTTGCCGTCAGATTTTTGCAATGCCGTACTGATACTCGTGAGTTTTCCTGATGATGCATCGTGCATCAATACGGATGCAGCGGCGCTGGCGTTATTTCCAAAAATTGCCTTGGTGTATGCTTCGCGTTGCGCTGCGCCTAACTTATTGCTTGTAAAGCTGCGCTGAATTTCTTCAAGAATAGAGAAAAGAGGGCGCATGTTTCCCTGATTGTCGGTCGTTTTCACCCCGAGTTTGCTAAATATTTCATGCGTTTTATCCGTAGGCGATTGCAAACGACGGATGACATCATGGTTTCCTGTAGCCGCAGCGGAACCGGTGATATTAGCATCGGCAAGTGCGCTTGCCATTGCAGTCGTTTCTTCGATGCTCACTCCAGCACTGCTTGCCGCAGACGCCGTATAATTGAGTATTTTATTCAGGTTATCGAAACCGATCGTGTTGCGGCTTAACGCTGCGGTAATAACATCGCTAATGTGTGCTATTTGGTCATTGCCAAGGCCAAATGCAGACTCTATACCGATGAGTAACGCAGCGTTATCCTCAACGCTATGTTGGTTGAGCTGTGCCATTTTTAATGTAGGGGCAGTAGCCGCAAGAACTTCATCTTTATCAGCGCCAGAATTGGCGATAGCAATCTGTGCCGCGGTGGCTTCTACAGCAGATCCCGCACTTTGACCACTGAGTTTTTTCGCCTGTTGGCGAAGGGCTTGCATTCCCGAACTGGATTTATCTAATCCCAAGATAGTTTGAAGCTTGGTATTTTCCTGTGAAAATGCGTAGCCAGGTGCTAATACCGAAGTCCCAACAGAAAGCACCGTTTTGGCGACGCCAACGCCACGATTTCCTAAGTTGCCAAGATTGTCAGCTAGCGCTTTACCTGCTTGATAACGTTGGTTAATGTTTCCTAATTGAGTTTGGCGTTGTTTGATTCGCTCAAGTTTATCCTGCTGCCGATTGTTTTCAGCAAAGGATTTACGCTGTTGTGCGAGTCTATTAGACGTTTGCTCAATGGTACCTTTTAGACGCTGTTTGTTAGCGGGTAAGGTTTGTGGATTAATACCGTCTTGCATCAGCGTATTACGCTGTTCCTTGGCTGATTTATGTAGGGTACGATATTTCGTATCAAGACGAGAAACTGCCTGATTAGCATTATCCAAGGATTTAATTTGCGAGCGTGTTGGCACTTCGGCATTTTTTATTTCTGCTCTGAGTTCGGCCGCTTCTTTTTTGGCTTTTTTGAATGCGTTACTAGTCGCTGATAGCTGGGCGCTTGTTTTGCGAAAACCATCAATTTTTCCCATTTTCGCATCAAGCGTATCAAGGTATTGCTGTGTCGTGCGTATGTCGTTAAACAGCGCTTTATTAGCCGCCTGAATCGCTTTTAACGGGCGGCTGGCTTGGTCGACGGCAGTAAGAAGTATCTGTAATTTAAGACTATTGCTCATCCGTATTCCCGCTTCGTTGTAGCGCTTTTTGGCGCCATGCAATAAGTTCGGTGAGGCTCATGGGCGTTAACTCTGAGGGCGGCCAGTGAAATATCACCGCGATGTCCGCCATCAGATCATCTACCGATAATTGGGCGGGAAACTCTAACGCACCGAATTCGGCGACAAAAAACCAATCACTTTGCCTGCCAGTGCAATCATGTCTGGTAACTCCAACTTCAAGACATCGTTTTCAAGTAGTTGAGGGCTGGTCATTCGAGGTAAAACCTTCACCAGAGCGTCTACGTCCGAATTGGCTACTGCCGCGAGACTTACTCCACGCAAGGTTCCTGCAGTTGGTTTGATTAGGGTAACTTGTTCAATCAACAGCTCACCGCGCTGAATCGGAGATTCCAGAAGAACGGTGTTTTCATTTTCGCTAATCATGCAACTCTCTCAATTTGAATTCGGGTTAATCGGCCAGCGCAAGCACTGGCCGTCAATCGTGGGATTACAGGCCGAGGTGCTGGCGATGTTGTGCTAATCGATCAATACCGTTAACTTTTTCAATCATATTGACGACGTCGATCTCAATCAGTTCTTTGCCATCCACAATCAGTTTGTAGTAAGTGCACTGAGTCGTGATTTTGGTTTCGGTATTCTCGCCTTGTTTGTTTTCGCCACCGTCGATTTCTTTATGGCGACCTCGTAGTACGATCTCCACGCCGCTAACGTCACCTGTGTCGTCGCGCTGGTATGAGCCAGAAAAGCGTAAAGGCACATCCGAAGCGCCAGGAACGGCATATTGGCTCCACAAATCATCATCAGGAAGGCCGCCAATAGTCCATTCAACGGTCAATGCATCATCATCAAGGCCCATATCAATTGAGGTTGAACCGTTCATGCCAGCGCCACGATAGCTTTCCAGTTTTCGGGTTAGCTTCGGCAGGGTGACCGAATTGACAACGCCCATGTAGCTCAAACCATCATTGAAAAGGTTGAGGTATTTCAGTTTGCGCGGTAATGCCATGGTGTCTTAGCTCCTTAACTGTTGGCGGTTGAGCCCAAGCTCACCAGATATTTGTCGGTGATGCGCTGGCGCAGGGTGAGGTTTTCCAGTGGTGGCACTGGGGTATAGTCGTAATCGATGTAAAGCTTGCCCGCCTTTAAGCTCTCTTTATCGTTCGAGCTTTCGTCATACCAGCAGTCTGCATCGATGATGTAGCCGCTAGATTTAAGCTCGCGGAATTTTGCTTTGATGCCTTCTACGATGTCGCGAATAAGTGTGGCTGTCATTGGTTTGTCGACGGCCCACTGGTGTGCTTCAGCCATGGTGTCAGCGAGTACTTGTGCGGTACGGACATAGTTCTCAAAGATAAATAGTGGCTCATCGGTGCAGGTGCGGTTGCCCCAGAAACGGAAGCCTTCGGAACGCACCAGCGTGGTGACACCCGCTTCATTCAACAAATCAGCATCGGTTCCTGGTGCTTGTAAATCCCAAAATACTGAAGCACTCATGCCGGTGACACCGTTCACCCCGACGTTGGATAAGGTTTTATGCCACCCTTGCTCTTGGTCAATTTTTGCGCGCAAACCTAAAGCTCGTGCAGTTGCAAAGGCTGTGGCACTGGTATTTGTTTTGGTGTCCCATGCCAAGAAATCGGGCCAAATCAGCATCAGTTCACGCTGGCTGAAGTTGTCGCGATACTTAATGACATCCGCTTTGGTTTTGCAGCCCCATGCGCTGATATAGCCAAAGGCACGCAGCTGCTGGCAGATCGAAGCCAGTGCAACAGCTACCTCCTGTGTATCCAGACCGGGCACACCTAAAATGCGAGGTTTAACACCGGTAACGGTTTTGGCCGTTAGTAGAGCTTTTAAGCCGGTATATTGGCCGTTTTCATCGGCACCGCCGATGATGTTGGAGATGGTGGCAGCCTGAATGGCTTCTTCATCCTCGCCTTCGCCTTCGGCAACGCGTACAACGACAGTAACAGGCTTGCATTGGTCGCCAATGGCTGCCAAGGCGGCAGACAGAGTGCCTTTGGTTCCGGCCTTGCCAGCGGCAGCGATAACGTCGGTGATCAATACAGGGACGTTGAGTGGAAAGGTTTCGGCATCTGCATCCGGGGCGGTGCAGACCATGCCAATAATGGCAGTTGATACGGTTGAAATGACGCGTGTACCTTCGTTAATCTCCAGTACTTGCACGCCATGTTTGAAATCGGGCATCGTGTTCGCTCCATTAGAAAGTTGCAAGGCTATTGTGCTGTGTGCCGAGCAAGTCTACGAGCGATGTAGGATGTACTGACGATAGTACAACAGGCAGTAAAAAGCCCTCGGGTGAGGGCGATAAATAATAGGTAAATCAGGCGGGGATTGGTGGCCAGTCAATGTCGGGGGCGGTGGATGTATCTACGCGACTGAGCAAAACGCTATAACGTTCCCATGCCTCTAATACTGCGCGCTCATCATTTGTCTCTATACCGTGTTTTACGGCACGCTCCAGCGGAGAAATCATGCTATCTGCTTCATTTAGGCGGCTTAAAAGTATTTTTTCCGCCAGTTTCAAATCAAAATCATGGTGGCGAACAATCTCCCCTGAGTCGGTATAACGCCACGCACCTGAGATATCACACGCCTCAGGGAGGGCATTGACTTCGGCGACGCTGCAATCCACCGGCCAGAACATCGAAACGGGGAGCACGTTACCTCGCTGCGGGACGGGTTCGGTGACCATCGAGCGAATAACCCCCTGCGCGTCGTACATGATTTTAATGGTGCCATCAGCAAATAATGTCTGGCATTCGTACCAGTCCTGACCGTCTTCAGAACTTAGAAACAGGAGATCGCCATTATCTTGGCTTGCATAGCTCATTATCTGCTCTGTGGTCGGCTCAACCTTGCGGAAATTTTTAATATTTTGCATCTTCACTTATCCTGAAATGGTCACCCATGTGCCGTTGATATTGCGCTGAATCGGTTTGTAGCCCACAAAATCAATATCGTTTAAATACGAGTTCCCCGAGGCGTTTGCGTCTCCGACAGACGTCATCGTGCAACCGGCGGGAACTTTAGCAACGCGAGCAACGCCCTCTGAAGTAAAGGTATTACTCCACATACGAGCTTCAGCCCCCAGCTGCACACCTTGGACATAACGGGCATCAGATTGAGCTTTAGAGTAAGAAGAGCCAGCTAATGCATAATTTCCTTTAGGTTGATACCCAGCATCACTCTGTGCTTTCGTATAATATCTGCTATCAGATTCGGCTTTCGTGTATGAAGCGCCCGCTAATGCATAATTTCCCGCTGGTTGATAATTCCCTTTAGGTTGGAATTGCGCGGTAGCAGTATCGACGGGTAATAATCGGACGACGGCATTTGAAGATGTGTGCCTCATATAGGGATTATCTTTGGCACCATTCACAAATCCAGCAACGTGACACCCATCACGGGCTATAGCGTTCACATCATCTGAAGAGGGTTTATTGCCAGAATCATAAACAACCCTCCAAGGGCTCCACGTGCCGGTATATAACCCTCGCCTGAACTGCCTTCCACTGGCATATTCGGTATAAATCTGTGTAGTTCCTGCGTCTCGCAAAATCTGTAATGAACCAGCCTGAGTACTGGGATAATTTAATGCTAGCGTGGCATTCGCATTAGCGGAGTTAAACCAGACACCGTAGTTAGTGAGCGTGTTGAGGTTTGTTCCTGCCGGAATTTGTCCAAAAAATGGAATAGCCCCCACATCATTCGCAGTAGGTTTATTTGCCGTGCTATAGAGAATAAAAAGGCTATCTTTATTTCTGACTGCTAATTTTTTACCGTCAGAACCATTTTCAGGAGCCAACCATTCCACCAAATTTCCGCTCGGAGATATACCGCTCATCCCGATCAAATATACTGATCCATCGGAGGATTTATATTCACGGATAGCATTGAAGGGTATTGCGGGCATTTTAGATAAATCAGAATTTGATGCTGTTGTAATCGGTATGGAATTACTACCCAACCCAAACGCACCGACAGTCAGCACGGAGTTAACCGTGTTATCTGTGACTGATTTTTGAACGTTGCTTGTTGCTGCTGTGCCTAGTTCTAAATTTTTTCGTGCATGGGGCTTATCTGTCAGGTCGGCTAGGTTCTTGTTTTTTTCAAGGCGCGTATTAGCGTTATCGTTAGCTTTTACGGCGTTGTTATCAGCTGTTTGCGCTTTATCATAAGCCGCCTTCACCGCTTTCGGCGTAGCCGCAAGCGATTCGCTATCACTATTAGTCGCGCTGCTTAGTTGGGTAAAACCTTTCTCTTTGAGTGTGGCGTCAGGATGGCGGCGCGATTGCTCGTGTTCAAGCACCTTATCATCGACGTATTCCTGAGTGGCTAGCACCGTGGAGGCATCGATCTGTAAATTTACGGAATCCATATCGCTGACAATCACCACCATACGCAGGGTCTGCGCTCGGCCAGAGCCTTCTGATAACAACGGTTTGTAACTTTCAGCCATGTTACTGACCGCAATCAGCGCGCCGCTGTCGTCATACAACCCCAGTTCACGCATCCAAAAACCACCGATTTCTGGTGGGATAACCAATTCGGCAACTAAATAATTTTTGTGTTTAGGATCAACAATCACTTTGTTGAGAACGGCCCGATGTTTTTCAGCAATCAGTTTGGTCTGTGCTGGGTCAGGCATGGGCAGCGTACCGCCGCCATCGCCAACGGCCATCTGTTTTAGATTGACTTTAGCACCGCCTGCGGTCGCGGCGGCAATTTTTGCCGCCCCAGCGGTAGTCAGTACGGCTTTATATTTTTGTACCATCACATTAGCTCTCTAGGTCAGGATAAACGGTAAGGATGTCGCCGTCATACAGGGCGCTGCCAATGTAGGCGTAACCGGCGACATCTTGCATAATAGTGAGGCCGATCAGGTGGCGGCTGGCGGGTTTGGCATCTGCAATGAGTCGTTCCATTTCGAGATACATCTCTTCGCTAATGCCGCTTTCCAAAACGCCAATATCGAGGCGAAATGTACCCGGAGGATCGTCGGTTTCCCACCACTCGTTGACATTAATGACATAGCCGAGGGGTTCAACTACCCGACGAACGGCGCTGATAGTGCCTTTTCGGCTGTGGATGTAATACGCCGCGGTTATCACGTCACGTTTGGCCTCATCAGGCCAAGCGGCATCCCACCGGTCAACCGAAAATGCCCAGGCTAAATAGGGCAATAAATTGGTTGGGCAGGCTTGTGGATCCCACAGTTGGCGCAGAGGAATCGGCGTTTGTGCTATCTCCGCACAGGCGGCAGCGGCTGAGACCTCTAGTGACGATGAGCCCATCGGCAATAGGCGGTTATCATTCATCGGCGCCGCCTACGGTAAGGGTGTAATCCGAGCAATAGGACGCTTGTGTTTCATCGAGCACGATATCGGCTACCGGTTGAGCGAGCTCAACGCGTTGTACGCCTTCAACGTGAAGCGCGGCATAAATTGCTGATTTGCGAATATCTCGCCCGAGTCGGTGCTGTGCACTGATGTAGGCTTTCAACTTATCTTCCGCAGCCTGTCGAACCGGTTCAACTTCGGGGCCTGGATAGAGATAAAGAACGGCGTTAATTTCATAGGTCACAATCTTAGCCGACTGAACCGTAACCCGATCTGCAACGGGTCTTACGTCTTCAGCATTCAGTGCGAGGTAAACGATATCCGTGAGTTCCTGGCTTGCAGCACCGTTCCCTTCACGGGAAAGCACAGATATAGTGACGCTGGCGGGAGATGGGCTGACTACGGATACATCGGCAACTCGGCCATCGGCACTTCGCCCATGAAATTGATAAGAGCCTACCGAGCCCGCGACACTTAAGCCTTCAAAGGCTTGCTGAATGCGTACACGGAAATCGCTATCTGATTCAAGAATTGCCGGAACAGGTGGAATCACTGTTTCGTCAGTGGGAGCAATGACCAGCCGTAGTATGTTGTAGTTAGCGCCCAGATTATCGAGATCTGAGCCTGTGGCGTAGGCCAGCATATTGGCACGCGCGGCTTCGTTGACGCGCTGACGCCAGATAATTTCTCGATAGGCGCTTTCCTCTAACAATTTAGTCAGCGGCTCAGACTCCAATTGCAAAGTACGAGCGACGGCATCACGCTGACTTTCGCCACACAGCGATAACAGCGTAGTTTTTCGCTCGGATAAAACACTTTCATAGTCTAGAACCTCAACCACGTTAGGCGCGGGAAGTTGGCTCAGGTCAATGGTTGCCATGATTTAGCTCACTGGAATGTTAAGGGAGAAGGCGCCGCTGTTGTCAGCGAGGGTGCCGGTGATATCAACAAACATTTCGCCATTAAAGCGGTTGTCGAACGTGATGTTGGTCAGGCTGATGCGTGGCTCCCATTTCAAAATAGCCATGTAGCATGCAGCCATCAGTTGCAGATTGAGCGCCGCGTTTTGCGGCTGGTCAATCAGGGCTGACAGTAGTGAACCGTAATCTCTGCGCATGACGCGGGTTCCTATCGGGGTAATAAGAATATCGCGTATGCTTTGACGAATATGGTCAGTATCTATCCGTTGCCTGCCGTCATTACGGTCCATGCCTGAATAGTTGGCTGTCATTTTGTTCCCTCTGTCCATTCGCCACCGCTCTTAACTCCGCCATGGCCATGTTTATCAATTTGAACGCCGTTTGATGTAAATGCGCCGGTATGGTCGATAGTTCCCGCCATTTTGCCGCCACTTTTGACCTCGATAGAGCCGGTGGTCAGTTTGTTGGTGCAAATAACTTCAGGCGTATCAAGCGTAATGGTTTGGCTGGCAATCACGGTGACCGCCGGTGAGGTCACAACTACAGATTGAGTTGCCGTAACGTCTGCGGTTTTTACGTTTTTGACGATTAATGCACTGGTGGCTGGTTCGTATTCAATAATCGCTCCATCGGGGAACGCGACGTGATAGGCATCTGCTGATGAAGACGGCGCAGAGAAGTCATCGCAATAAATGCCTGGTAGCACGAAGGCTGTATCTAACTCGCCGCCCACGGCAAGCAGCAATACCTGCTCTCCCACGGAGGGAGCCCACCAATCACGTGAACGTCCTGCCCGGCGTGTTAACCAGTTAAGCCAATCCGTTTGGATATCGCCGGTTTGCACGCGACAACGGGCGCCTTTGGTATCAACTTCAGAGACGACACCGGTGCGGATAAGGTTGCGCATTAGGCGCTGAAGGTCAGAGATTTTAGATAACGTATTCATGGTAAGAAGGATGCCGCCTTGTGCATTCGGCGGCAATTCAGCGGCGTCGTGTGATGGCGTAAACAACGAACAGTGTAATTGCCGAGAATAAAACGCGAGCTAGTCAACCCAGCGGCTGACTAATTCTCCGTTGATATACAGTGCTGTTGGCCTGTCTACCGGCTGTGGGGGGAGTGGTTCTGGCAGAGTGATGACTTGCAAAGTGCCGTCTTCGCACTTAACCAATGTACGTTCCGTGAGATGTAGGGCAATGGTGATATTTTGGCCAGCATCGCCATCGCCATCTATCCGGTAGGTGAAGCCGTTTTGTTTGCCTCCGTTGAGCACCATAATGTCTGGCTGATTTTCCCGTAACCAAAGGTTGATTGGTGCGAGCAGTCGCTCGATGTCATCGAAATAATTAGTAAACTTCAAATTCAGCTGGTACTGCTGCTCAAAAGAAAGTGTTGCTGCGAGCGTCGATATCACGCTGCCGCTATCAATCGACATTTGCAACATTTTGGGATTGCTCGTTAGCTCGGGTACGGCTTTTTCTAGTGTGTTACGTAGACTCTTAGGTTTTAACATCGAGTATCTCCTGACATTGTTTAACGGTCTCAATCTGCAGTGCGCAGCTGATCAGCGCACGCTCCAGTTGGCGATTATCGTCACTTAAATCACCGTTCGTTTTGGGCTGACTCTGTGGAATGGGGCAACTGACTACTTTCGGACAACCACTGTAGATAATCTGTGGGGGTATCGAAGGCGGGACGGGTGTGCAACCGGGCAATATCATCAGGCAGAGGAGACTGAAACCAACGTCGAAGATCTGCATTTTCATTGAGTAACCTTTTCATTTTCAAATCATCGCGATTGACTAGCTGCTGTGCCCGATCTCGCTGTTGGCGTAAAGCGGCCTGCGCACGCTCGTTGCGGGCCGTGTTTTCTCGTAAGGTGGCGAGCTGATGAGCGGCAGTATCGAGACTATTTTTTTGCTCGCTGATGATCTTCTGAGCATTTTCAAGACGATGCGTAAGAGCCTTGCTTTCGGAGTTCATCCAAAACAAACCTGCAATAGTAAGGGTTAATAGAAGAATTAATGTCTTCAAGTCACCCCCTCCATACAGCGAGCAAGCTCAGCGTTACGGCGGTTATTCACGCCTTTATTCCATGTGCCGTTGACATATGACCAACGCGGCAGCTGCTGACAGGCATCGCGCCACTGTTGGCGTTTAATTAGCGTGGCTAACGTCGAGCCACAGGCTGCGCCTGTGCCGACGTTAAAGGCAAAGCTGACGACGGCGTCATACACAGGCTGAGGCATCTCTGCCGGCATACAGGCTGCGAGTTTTTTCTCCACTTGAAGCACGTCGCTGACTAAATTCACGGCAGAGGTATGCTCGCTGATGGTTTTTTCCGGCTTCACTCCGAGAGTGTGGCCGATCCCTGATGTCCAGACTCCGGCGCTGCATTGATAAGGCGCCAACCGGCAGCCTTCTAAATTAGCGAGCAAAGCAAGTCCCTGTGGCGAGATTTTCAGCTGTGGGTAGTTGGGAAGCGTGGCTGCAAGCGTTAGCACCGCGGCAACGCTACAACGTTTAACGATTGAGCTCATCGAAAGTCCTCTTATCGAGGGTGACACGTTCCAATAGCCGATAACTTTTACGTCGGTAGTACCAATTAACCAAGAAGGTTCCAACACCGACGGCGGCACCGATTAAAAACGCGATATCTTGTGGTGTTAACGCACCGAGAAACATGCATATTGCTGAGACGCAGTAGGCGACAAATGAGCTGATGCGCTCGACACTCAGTCCCATAGATTAAGAAATTCCTTTTGCGATTCAGCGTTCACAACGGGGAGTTCGACGGCTGTACCGTGGGGAAGTAGGGGGCCGATATCAGCAAGCCCAGGATTACTGCCCAGAACCTCTTCAACCACGCCTTCGGTGCGACCATAATGCCGATAGCAAAGCGCATCAAGGGTATCGCCTTGTAAAGCAATAACTTTCATTAGAAACCCTCTGTTCGGAAACGTTGATGTGCTCTTATGAGTCTGACAGACCACTGCGCATCTCGGCACAGCTCCGCAATTGCCTGGTGAGTAACGGGGCGATTCGTTTTATCAACAATATGTTTGACGAGGTTAGCGCTGGCTAATGCGGCAATAGCTCGATGGTAGTGAAAACACTTTTCGCTTTCGCCATCGAGCTGCAGAGCAGGAACACAATTCAGAGAGGGATAACCAGCCGCTATTTGGCGTTGTCGATAGTCGTATAACGTGGCATTGGCTTCCGAGATGCCCGTCATTATCGCGTTACGAAATACGGGCTCGGTGGGGACATGTTTGACATGTGTCGTCTGCATTAACTCGTAGATACGAATAGGATCAATATCTGGCCAAAAATAAGTATTCCGTATCCACTTCTTACTCGCCTCTTGCTGGGTGGCGGGTGTTGGGCTACGGTTTTTCAAAATAGTATTCATAACAACCTCAAAATGAAGGCGGGGTATTGGCCTAAAAACCAGATCGCGCTGTCATGGCGAATTGTGTTGGTTTTAACGTGAGATTAGTTTCGCTATGCAGCCGCGGTGCCGCCATCTATTGCTGTTTAGCAAGCGGCTAAACAACATGAGTAGCCAATAAGACGGTCGTTTGTGCGATCGCCACGGAGAGTTATGACGAGAGGAGCATGTATGGCGATAACACTGGGGCCGGTGAATGGCGTTTTAGGCGTATGTGCAGTCTTGTAGGACTGCACATTAACAGTAGGCAGTAGGGCGTGAGTATTAAGAGCTTAAACCGAGAGATTTTTATGAATCTTTAGCCTTATAAAAAATCTCTTCATGATCGTTATCTGGCAAGCATGCGTCTGCGAGATCAGAGATCATTGATAAGGCCATCTGCAGTTCCTGAACGCTAAGGTCTGCAACGAGAGAAACTTCGGCGATGAATTGTACTCTCGAGAGAGCGAGGTGTGTGCGATCGTTCAGTTCCATTGTTGTCTCCAGTGTATACTGTGTATTTATACAGTTATGTTGGGATTATCTGAGTAATTAGTCAAGCCTGTAATGTATGGATATTTGATTTACCCCATGATTTATAAGACTCTTGTCGAATAATTGTTCGTAACTTCCTCCTCACTATCGTTTTTTTTATAATGATAAGTTAGATCCCCAAAGCTCACTTTTGCCCCACGGGCGAGCACTTCCAGTTCCCAACGTTGCGGATGAATGCCTTTGGCCGTGAGGTCTGCGCGAATTTGTGGTAGGCGTTGCCGTTCGGCTTGGGTTAAACGTGCCGAAGGTGCAGGCTCTGGCCGGTGCAGTTGATCGTAGTTGCGCTGTTTTCGGTTCGCTTTTGGCGCTTGCTCCTTCAGAAGCGCTCTTATCAACAGCACGTTGCCGATGTCATCCCATGCGATTTCGTCTACAGAGGTCAAATTGATGCGTTCTGAGTCCTGTTTAGGTGCCTTATTGGCGGTTTCTTCGGTGGCTGCTTTTCCAGCAAACCCACAGTTATTGACAGGACTCCGAGGCGCGCCAGAGGCGCTTTTTAAGGTCAAAGGCTCAAGGTCAACGGCTTTAGCGACGATGCGCCATTGGGTGTCCCGGGTAGTATGAATGTGGTTTTCACCGAGGTGCGGGGCGAAGATGCCCACGATTTTCTGAACGTCTTCATCATATTCGTTAGGTTCATCGGCAACCTTGCGAGCCACGCGCACGGTTTGTAAATCACGAGGCACATTGGCACCACCTTGTGCCGCGATATAGGCAGCAAAATCGCCGCCTGATGCCGCAGCGCGCACGGCTTCGACACGCTCATCAAAGCTTTCGGTCAGACTGATATAACGTAGATTTTGACTACGGCACTCGCGGTATGCGCCCATGGTCGGCACCCCAATGGCTTTAAATTGGGGAATGCGCCACGTAGATGCCCACGCGGTAACCGCGGCGGCAGTATCTGACAACGGTTTACCGGTTTCGCTATCGATCTCGCCGTCGAGGGCATAACCGTCGATATTTTTAGCGATGTATTTGGCGATATAACCCGCCGCGCCACCTCGGTTGAGGTGCTTACACTCGAAGCGGTTTTCCTGTGCGCCGCGTTCGTCACCGTCTTCCATCAGCGCGTAGCGCTTCATAATCGCAATGATTGAAGGGCGGTGCTTCGGTTCGCAAAACAGCATCATGTGCCAGTGGGGCGTGGCGTCGTGATGTGGCTCGACCACGCGCATTCCGTAGACCTTTAGATTTTGGTCTTTGAACGCGGTGCGCATTTTGCTCCAGATATCGACCAAATAGCGCTGGCCGTCTTTAGGCGAGAACGCGGCTTCATCCCATTTGTGATTGAGCTGCACGCGGATGTTGTCTTTCTTACCCGTTTTACGCATCGGGTGGTATTTCGAGGGCGTGGTGATGGTCAGGAACATGCCGACGTGTTTCATGCTGGCCGCGTATTTCTCGATCCCCGCGATGGTGCTCATGAGTTCCATACGACGGATTTCAGGATTCGAGATACTGGCCATCACCTTATCGATCAGGGAAAAACGCTCACCGGTGTCGACGTTCTCGAGTTCGCAGGATTTCAGATATTCCATATTCGCCAAGCGGCGTGCCTGCACGTCACGGATCGCCTGTTTGCTGGCGTAGCCGGATTTATTGCAATGCACTTCACCGGCGGCAATCAGCAATGCCTCACGCCACTGCGTGCGCTGGGCTTTGAGCTGGCTAATCCACCATTCATCATTTAGCAGACGCGCAATGCTGGAGAACGCTGAGCGGATATCCAACGTGCCTTTGCAGTATTTCGTCCAGTTCAGCGGGGTGATGTTGAAAGCGCGAGCTGCGCCAGCAACGTGGCCGTAAATCTCGGCCTGTGCTTCGTCGGTGAAAAGTTCTGCTTGGGCGCTGTGCAGCAAAAACGCATCGCTAAGTTCTTCGTAAGCTGAAAAGAGTTGTCCCGCGATACGGCCAGCGAGGCGTTCAAGTTCACGATCGTTCATGCCGGGTAAGCGGCGATAAATGTCGCCTTCTGACATAAAGCGCTGTGAGGCATTGAGGTTCATGGCGAACTTGCGGTTAACGATATCCAGACGCGGCCAGATGCGAGGCTCAACGGTGAACACCAAAAACTTATTCGCGGCGTGCAGGCTTTTGTTCTTCAGTAGCCACGCATGGCGGTTTAGTAGAATGGCGCTCAGAAAACGCGGTAGGGAATCGATACGACGCAAAACAGCTTGCCCTTGCTGGTATTCGGCAAGGGTAAGCTGTCTTTCTCGGCCTATGGCTTTTTGAGGCGCGTTCCATGGGTAAAGGCCGACGAAGGCGTCGGCTTGGGTTCCGGTAAACGGCGGCGGCGGCGAGGGGGCGATGCGCCCCCGATTAGGTTGACTCATGCGCGAAAATGCTTGCGTGTGAGTTCGCGGATCTGCTGGCAGTGAATGCAACACTGCACACCGGCGATAGCCATGCGGCGCGCTTCAGGGATTGGGGCGTCGCAGTCTTCGCAGAAGTGGGCAGATGCGCCAACAATCTTGCCACGTGCATTTTCAATCTGAGCCTCAAGCACGTTTTCTTCACGAGCCTGAGCAATATCAATCCAGTCAGCCATTAGTGCATCTCCCCGATGAGGTTCTGGATGCGCTCGGCTTCCTGACGCAGTAACTCGGCAGCATCGCGACCGCTCATCTCATGGGTAATGATGTGACCGGCCAACTTATTCATACGTGCAGAAACCAGTTCGGCCTGATTACGACGCTCATCAATACGGGCGTCATTTAAGGCTGTCAGCAACTGAGCGCCGTGCGATGGCGTTTTTTGAACTTCAATGTTTTGCATAGTGTTTTCCGTTTTCAGGCAAAGGAATGCCCGGCGAGTGGTTACGCCTGTTAAATGAATAGGGCTAATTAGTTGAAATAGGTTTCAGGTTTGACCGAGGTCAGAATGTCCGGCACATCGGCGAACATATTGAGTAATTCACGGATCGCTTTAAGCACGTTGTCGCGCCAAACGCAGGTCTCATCCTCAATGCGCCAAACCGGTTGATTGAATTCGGCCTGTGTTAATCCAGCATGAAGAAATAACGTTTTGCGCACGCTAATCGGCAAGCGCTGAACATAGGCCGCGTTGCTGATGGCATGTTTGCGGTATTTGGCAAAATGGCTGCGCAGTTCGTCCAGTGCATTAATCACACGCTCGCGTTCAGAGTCATCCAGTTCAGACAAACGCAATAGCGGATGGTGTTTTTTCAGTCCAGCATGAAAGCAAACTGTCGAGCGATAGCGTTCTGGCATGGCGTCATAAAACTGGCAGCTTTCTTCCCAGCGCGAGCTGGCGAAGTGTTTGCCGATAAGCGAACGCAGACGGATCGGTATGGTGTGTACGTGTTCAGAGCTCACTGCTAGACGTAGGGTCATGATGCAGCCTCCATCAGAATTAGAATATTTCATTGTTGTTACTATTTCTCAAAAATGGCAGATGGTTCGTATTATGCAAATTAAAAATTCACAAATATGAATTCAATGATTAACCAAAGTGCTTAGCTCAGCTTCTTTCAGTAATGCCAGCATGTTAATTAAAACGCGTTCAGCTTTGCCATTTTTAGGGCGAATAGGCAGTTTTCCTAGATGAATCCAGTTATAGCAGGTGCCGATCGGCAATCCAGTTAATCGAGAAAACTCCTCAACGGTGACAAATGGAGTAGTTAGAGATATTGAAAGTGGCATTTGCATAAGGCATTCTGTCCTATGGATTAAGTAATGTTGTAGATAGCTTTTAAACTCACAATTGCCATTTAAGCTACCTTCATCATTTCATATTGTCAATTTATAGTTAGGGATTTGAGAAATGAAATTTCAAGGTGGCGAAAGCGCTGTTCAGCGCCTAATGCAGGCTTACGGCTTCACGATGAAGAAGCAGTTAGGTGATCATCTAGGAGCGGGGACTGGGACGATTAGCACTTGGGTTAAGAGGAATTATTTCCCTGGTGAGGCGATTGTTAGATGTGCGTTAGAGACTGGGGCCTCATTAGAGTGGCTGGCTACGGGAGAGAATGGATATGATGATGGCGTTAAAGCATTTTCACCGGTCAAAAAAAATATCCTAAGTGTTCCGAAAAAAAGTCTAAAGAAGGGGATACTCGAAGACTGTGGTAGTTATTACCTTGATCTGGACTCGATAGACCGCACGGTTACAGATCCCATTCTTATTGTAAAAGATGAAATATCTTGGTTGTTTGATAAAAAAATTGAGCAAGTTATTGATGGGACATGGCTGTTAAAAAAAGGTGACGTGGTCGAAGTCTCAGAAGTGAAAATTTTACCGCGTGAAGAGCTTCTGATTAAAGATATTGTCTGGCCAAAAGATGACATCTCCATCCTCGGTATGCTTATTTTTACACAGATTAATGAAACCTAAATATTGATTACTGTTTTTATATACAGTAAAAACTCTTTATGACCACTTGATGGAGTAAAGAGTGACTGTACGTAAATCTTCAAATGGCAAATGGATCTGTGAAACCTACCCGCAAGGTAGAGAGGGCAAACGAATCCGTAAGCAGTTTGCTACCAAAGGCGAGGCACTTTCTTATGAGCGTCAGCTCAAGCTGTACGCCATCAGCGTTGATACGTCGACCGCAGAGAGCAACGGACAAAGTTTATCTGCTCTTGCCCAGCGATGGTACGACATGCATGGTCGTTCCTTGGATGATGGTGAGGCCCGCTTGCGTAAGCTGGAGCAGTTATGCGAGAGCCTCGGTGACCCGATTGCTAGTATGTTTACTAAGTCTGACTTTGCCGAGTATCGCAAACAGCGCTTAAGCGGTAAGTTTGGCCGATTTACTAAGCCAGTGAAAGAGTCGACGATTAACCGTGAGCATTCGTACCTCAATGCGGTGTTTAACGAGCTTAAGAGGTTAGGTGAATGGCAGGGAGATAATCCGCTTGATGGCGTTCGCCAGTTTAAAGAGAGTGAAAACGAGTTAGCTTTTCTTTACCAGGATGATATTGAGCATCTGCTAGATATTTGCGATCGGTCTGCAAATGCCGACCTGGGTAATGTGGTTCGGATTTGTTTGGCTACCGGTTCACGTTGGAGTGAGGCCGAAGGGCTGAAGCAATCACAGGTTGTTCCGCACCGTATTACGTATATCAATACTAAGGGAAAACGGAACCGCACGATTCCAATATCTGAGTCGCTTTATAACCGACTACCGAAGAAACGCGGGGCACTGTTTTCTTCATCCTATGACGCATTTCGTCGGGCTTTAAAGCAGGCAGATATCGAGCTACCTGAAGGGCAATTAACCCACGTGTTGCGCCATACCTTCGCGAGTCATTTTATGATGAATGGTGGTAATATTTTGGTGCTCAAAGAGATACTGGGGCATACCTCCATACAGATGACAATGCGGTATGCGCACTTTGCACCGGATCACCTTGATGCGGCGGTGCAGTTAAATCCGTATGACAGGTTATGCAATGTCTAAGTTCATATTCGTAATTAGTCTAATTAAAAAAGACTATATCCGTTTTTTGGTATCTTTTGGGATCTTTGGTATCGGCTTTACTTACTTAGGAAATCATTTTGGTGGGGAAAGTGGTCTTCTTAATATGGTTCAAATGCTGTTAGGTTATAACACTTTTTATATGTGGGCTGTTACAGTAGTTTTTGCTATTTTGGGATTACTTGAGGCAGGTTTAAAACATAGCTCTTTAGGTAAAACTACACAATTTGTGTCTCGGTTGTCGGAGGAATTTAGCTCCTCGTTGATATGTGTGGTTCTTATTTTCTCGGGAACATGTTTCTACCTAGGGATTCTTTATCATGAAGAAAACCAGACACGTAAAGCTATAGAGCAATATGAAACGGTTGTTATGGGATTGTTTGTTTATGCACTAATTCTTAGTGCTCCAACTGTTTTTTTTCAGTTCATTTCGCAGTTAAAAGAGTGGCGGCATAAACGAAACTAA